CATTTAGTTTTATTATCTGTTACAGAAGCAAGTGTAATAACGATTAAAAAAGCAATATCAATAACAAAAACAATTACAAGTACATCAACAAGTAGTATTACAAAATTAGTTAACAAGTATTTAAGTGTAATATCAAGTAGTACATCAAGTATTACAAAATTAGTTAACAAGTATTTAAATATTACATCTACTAGTACATCTAGTATTATTAAAGCAGTTTACAAATACTTAAGTGTTGTATCAACAAGTACAGCAATTATAAGTAGACTATTAAGTTTATTTAGAACATTAAGCGTTACATCTACAAATACGACAGCGATAGTAAAGTTAATTGGTTTATTTAAATCTATTACAAGTACGTCAACAGCAAGCATAGTTAAGTTACCTAATAAATTATTAGCGGTAACGTCCACAAGTTTAGTCAGTATTAAAAAAGCAATCAGTAAGATATTTAGTACCATTAGCGAGATGTCTGTAGTTGTATTAACTGAAAGTGCATTCCATTTAGTTTTATTATCTGTTACAGAAGCAAGTGTAATAACGATTAAAAAGGCAATAGCCGTAACTAAGAGTGTTGTTTCAACTAATACAGTTTCTTTGTTTAAATCAATACCAAAAACATTAAGTGTTGTATCAAGTAGCTTAATAAGTATTATAAAGTCTGTAGGTAAGTTTATTAGTGTAACTTCTACTAGTACAGCTTCTATTGTTAAACACTTTTTCTTTTATAAGATATTACAAGTTACAGTAACATCAACTAGTACATTAAGTAAGTTATTACAAAAGATACTTAACATTGTAGTAATGAACACAATAACAAGTACTAGACTAATTGGTAAATTATTAGCTGTAGCAAGTGTGGCTATACTAAAGTTATATGCCCAGTATGTAGAAAAGTTTGGTGCAGTAGCTAAATATACTTTTATTGTACAACCTAAAAAGTTATATTTAAAGATAACAAAAAATCAATTAATAGTAGTTAAAGCTGCAGCAAAAGTGTTGCAATTTATTAAAAACCGTGTTATAATGTTATATCGGAATAAAAATGGCTGAGTCCTTTTCATACAAAATTACTAGCGAAAGTGAATTATTTACTTTTGACTTTACGCAGGTATTAACGGCATCTGAGACTATTTCATCGGCTACTTGTGCTGTTATTGTAATGAATGGTACAGACAATAATCCTACAGCAATTCTTCAAGGTGTGCCTATCATAGCTAACAAGACTGCTTCACAGCGTATTATTAGTGGCGTGAGTGAAGTTACTTATCGACTCAGTATGACAATAGTTACATCTATAGGTAACACATATGTTGGTGTAGGCGACCTAACTATTTACGATGTGAGTGCCGTGTGAGTTACTCTCCAAGATATGATCGAGGCGATTGGGCATCTATTTGCGACTCATGTGGTCGTAAACTAAAAGCTTCAGAGTTACGTCAACGCTGGGACGGCCTTAAGGTCTGTCAAGATGATTGGGAGCCGAGACAGCCACAAGACTTTGTAAGAGGCGTAGCAGATTACCAAGCACCACCTTGGACAAGGCCAGAGCCATCGGACCTCTTTATACAAAACGAAGTTTATCCACGTTTAGTTGATGGGTACGAATTAAATGTTTATGAACCAGGATAATTATGTCAAAACCTTTATTTACCAATAACGCTCAAGGCTCTTTAGCCCTTGGTATTACAGCAACAACAACAAACATTCAATTAAATGCCGGAGCAGGCAGTTTATTCCCACAGCCGTCAAACATTGGTGAATACTTTACTTTAACATTAGTAAGTATCACAGATCCTACTTATTTTGAGATTGTAGAGTGTATTGCTCGTAGTGTCGATATGTTAACGATTGTACGTGCACAAGAAGGCACTACAGCTAAATCATTTAACATTAGTGATAGCGTACAACTTCGTATTACTGCTGCTAGTTTAAACTTGTTTGCTGCAGGTGGCTCTACTGGTGTTAATGCTTCCGGTAGTTCTGTAGCGGAGTTTACAGCAACGCAGGGACAAACAGTCTTTACATTACCTTTTACTTATGTTACAGGTATTAATAACTTAGTTGTGTTTGTAAACGGTAGTAAACAAATCTCTGCTTCAAACTATACTGAATCATCTACAACAAGTATTACGTTTGTCAGCGGGTTAAACGCTGGTGACTTAGTAGAAGTTATTTATAACTTGCCTTTAGCAGGTGGTACAATTACTGCCAGTAATGTTACATATAATGAAGGTGGTACAGGCTCTGTTAATCGTACTGTAACTTCTAAATTACAAGAAACAATTTCAGCTTTAGATTTTGGTGTTGACCCTACTGGCGTAAATGATTCAACAACTGCTTTACAGGCTGCTATTAATGCTGCAGTAAACAAAAAATTATATATTCCTTCAGGGACTTATAAAATTCAAACATTACCTTTATTAGTTCCAAGTAATATAACTATTTATGGTGATGGAATTGGTAGAACTACTTTAAAAATAGCTAACGGTGCAACAATCCCCACAAGTGGTGCTATTTTTAATAATTCAAATATTCCTGCAAATGTTCTAAACGTCTCTTCTTTAACATTAAATACAAATATCACAATTTCTGATATGACATTAGATGGCAATAAAGCCAATAATGGTTACTCTTATGGTTTATATTTTGTTGGTGTCAGTAACATAACAGTTAAAAATGTAAGGGCACAAAATACAGCAGGTCAAGGAATTCAATTAAATTACACAGATAAAGTTCAAATATTAAACTGTGAAACAGATTCTACTAACGCTGATGGTATTCAATTAGCCGACAGTATGGAATATTTAATTGATGGATGTAAAGTTACAAATAGTGGTGATTACGGAATTGAAGTAGATCATGGACTATTTTTAGTTACTCAAAATATTTCAACAGGTAGTGGCACTATTTCTAATAACATTGTTAATACGTGTGTTAATTATGGTATTGCAATTAGAGGACAAATTAATACAAATAATCCAAATAACAAGCCGATTGTTGGTGCAGTTATTATTGGTAATCATACAACAAACTGTAGTGCCGGTATTTGTTTACAAGAAGCTGTTGAAAGTTGTGTAGTAGATTCTAATGAAAGTTATTCAAATGTTCATTCAGGAATATTATGTTCTCCTGGTGTAAGTGCAGGTATTACCAAAAATGTATCAATTAAAAATAACATTATTCGTGATAATGCAAACGATGGTATTCAAGCTGATTCAGCAGTTCAGATGGTTATTGAAGGTAACATAATTGTAAGAAATCAATATTACGGAATTTATGGTTCTCTTGGATATAGTTTAATTAAAGGTAATAATATTTCTGGCAATTGTTTAAGTTCTTCATTTAATTTTAGTGGTATAGCAGTACATGATTGTACAAACACAATTATGGAAGGTAATTTTATATATAACGAAGCATCTACTTGTGCTTACGCTATTACTGAATTAACTTCTAATTGTTCAAATAATGATTACATTAATAATTATCATGGATCTAAAGGATTTAACTTTCAAGCAACACCAAGATTTTTTAGTGATCCTCAAACAGTAGCAGTAGGCCCTACTGGATCTATTAATGCGGTAATTTCTAGCACTATTCCTGTTAGTTCAAGTGCTGGCGGCACGGTTGGAAATTTAGCAATTAGCGGAAGTTATTTATATATTAACAATGGCTCACAATGGTATCGTGTTGCAGTTTCTTCTTTTTAAGGTTTAATTAATGGCAAATATGCTTTTCGCTAATAATGCAAATACTACTTTAGCCAGTAGTTTAACTAACTCGGCTACAAGTATGAGTGTTACGTCTGCAACTGCATTTCCATCTCCTACAGGTTCACAATATTTTTACTGTACATTAGCCGATGCCGCAACACAACAAACTATTGAAATTGTTAAAGTAACAGCAGTATCAGGTACTACATTTACTATTGTTCGAGGACAAGATGGTACTTCAGGTACTGCGTTTAACTCAGGTGATGTAGTATCACTCAGATTAGTTCGTGCATCATTAAATGACTTTCCTAAGTTAGACGAAGTTAATACATATAGTCAAACACAAACATTTAGTGCAGCACCTATTACAACTACATTAACAGGATATGTATATGGTAATGGATCATCTGCTCAAACTGCAAGTACAACTATTCCAACTAGTGCATTAAGTGGTCAAGTATCTGTTTCTAATGGTGGAACAGGATTATCCAGTTTAACGCAAGGATACATTCCTTATGGTACAGGGACAAGTGCATTTGGATCTACTTCTGGATTATTTTGGGATTCTACAAATAGTCGTTTAGGAATTGGATTTAGCTCTCCTACTGCTCAAATTGAAATAGCTGGTTATCCTAATGCAACATTTAAGATGGGTGATGGCGGTTCAGGAACGTATACATTTAGCAGACAAGCTGGTGATGGATATTTTCACAATGTAGATAACTCTGGAAGTTTTGGATTTATTTGGACTACGGGTAGTACCGAAATAATGAGGACTTCTGGAAGTAATTTACAGTTTAGTCAAAATGCTAATGGTATTAAATTTAACAATGGCTCTAGTTCTTTATTAGCAGATTATGAAGAAGGGACATGGAGTCCTACATTAACTACTGGCACTGGTTCTTTAACTTATGCAAACCAAGGAAGTAACTATATTAAAATAGGGCATATGGTACTTGCTTATGGATATATAAATGTAAGCGCAATAAGTTCGCCAACTGGAGCTTTAACTATAGGTGGACTGCCTTTTACAAACCAACCTCAATATGGAGCAGTTACATTAGATTTTTTTGGAGGTACATTAACTTCTGCTGTTGGAGGTTATATAGTTGCAAGTTCAACAACAATGGTGACTACAAATTTTAGTTCTGCAACTATTGCTGCTGGTGGGAATATTCTGTTTACTGCTGTATATAAGTCAACTTAAGGAATAATTATGGCTTTAACTCAAACATCAACAACTGACCAAATTACTATTGAAGCCAATGGAATTATTTTGGTTAGAACTAACAATGTAATTATGGATGAAACAACTCAAGTTGCTCAATCCTATTCAAGAACAAGTTTAGTTCCAGGTCAGGATTTAACTGGACAACCAGTTAATGTTGTTGATATTGCTAATCTTACTTGGACTCCTGATGTAATAGCTGCTTATAAAGCGTCTATAAAATCAAGTCTACTTACAAATAACTTAGGTGCTTAAATGACAACACTTATTCCAAAATATGACCAAAGCTCTACAGGTGCTGTTAATAGACCTTTTAATCAAAAGTTATTAGAATCTGTTTCTATTCTTGATTTTGGTGCTGATCCTACAGGTGTTGCTGATTCTACTTCTGCTATACAAGCAGCTCACAACGCAGCAAGGCGAGTTATATATCCTGTTGGAACATATAAAATAAGTAGTTCAATTGTATTAGGTTCTGGTGCAATTATTATTGGGCAAGGAACAGGTAGTGGTGGCTCAACAACGTCTAATAGTTCAATTGTGCAAACAACAACATCAGCATTTGCTTACACAATGAGTTGCCCTGCAAATGCAGTTTGGGAAGGCCCAAGATTTTTTAATATTCAAATTAGTTGTCAAAATGGTGTTCAATTAAACACTACTGCTGGAGGCTCTCCTTCAACAGAAGGAACAATTCTTAACGCTAGTTTTAGGAAAGTTTATATTGTTCAAAATGGAACAACTTTTACTGGTACTGGTATTCAAGCAACATTTTGTTCAAAATTAGAAATTACAGAACAATGTGAAATATTAGGCTTTAATTATTGTATTGATATTTATGAATCAGATACTGTTGTGATTTCTCATAATCGTATTTGGCAGTTTGGATATACTGCAATTCGTTTGTATGCATCAAGCAGTTATGGTAGCGATGCTTTTATTGAAAAAAATGAATTGTATTGGGGCAATACAGGTTCATTAGCATTTATTTTAGCAACAGATTACGAGCCTACAATTAGAGATAATTATATTGAACAAGCATCAGCAGAAGGTACTGGAATGGCTGCTGCGATTGTTTGTAATAATAATCTTAGAATTACAATAGAAAACAATGGAATTATATTTCCAAGTGCTTGTGGGCCTAACTGGTTAAATGTGGGTTATACAAGCTCACTTCAACAAGTTTCTATTTTTAATAATCAATTAATTGGCACAGGAATTGGCCCAGCAATATTTAATGCTGGAAATGGAATACAACCATTTTATAATAGTGGTTCTGGCATTACAGTATGTAATCATTGGGGAAATACATTTGAAAATGGTATTCCAATGAACACAGTATCTCGTGACCAGCTTCCTTTAACTTCATATAAAACAGTAAGCGTTTTAACGCCTAGTTTATATGGTTCTATTGTCAATACAAATTATGGTACTAGCGCGTACATAAATAATAATGTTTTAGTTATTCCTCCAAGTTCAGGTGGTAATTTAGTTTGGATGCGTGACCCTAATAATAAATTAACTCAAACAGTTTCTGTATATGTTTTAGCCTATGCTTCAGGAAATCAAACATTACAAGTTTCAACTGGTGATAATTTTGTAGGAGGTTCTTTAACTCCAATTAGTTTGACAACTACTCCTAAATGGTTTCAAATTACTGCAAGTGTTACAGCAACAACTGAACTAGAAATTGAATTTGTAAACTATACGGCTGGTGGTTCTAATACAGCTTATATTGAATCCGTTGTAATTAATACACCATAAATAATATGAAAACATTTACATTAGAAGATAAAGAAGCAGCCTTTATTCTCCGTGTGGTAGGTTAATTACCTACTGAATCAGGAGCATATCCATTGCTTCAAAAACTACAACAATAGTATGCTTTAATTACTGAAGAACCAAAAGCGGAATAATATGACAACCACTTACTCACAATCTAGGGACGCAGTTAAACATGGATGATATTGAATCAAGATTAAACTCGCACGAAGCAGTCTGTGCAGAGCGATATACAGGCATTAATGCAAGGCTTAAACGTCTTGAGCAAATCCTACTTTTATCTGCTGGCTTTATCATAACAACTTTATTAGCTTTAGTTTTAAAGTTACAATAAGGATTAATAATGTCAAGTACTTTTACCGTATCTCGTGATCAGATCATTAGTTTAGCATTACGCAAGCTAGGCGTACTTGAACTAGGCGACACTCCTGATTCAGCAACAATTGCTAATGCTTCGTTAGCACTTAACTTGTTTATTAAGCAATGTGCTACTGAAGGTCTCAAGATTTGGAAAATAGAAGAGCTTGTTATTCCAATGACAAACGCACAGTACACTTATATCTTAGGTGGATCAAATAGTGCATTAATGTATGACAGCTTTGACACAAGCTTTACTACCCCGATCACTGACAAGCCTTTAAAGGTTATTCAAGGGTGGTATCGTAACAACCAATCTACTCCTCCGGTAGACACACCGTTACAGTTGCTGTCTAAACAAGAATATAACATCTTAGGATCCAAACAATCTCAAGGTGTGGCTAACAGTGTCTTCTATGATGTTAAACAGCTTAATGGTATCTTATATGTTTACCTTGAGCCCAATAGCTATGTAGCTACTAATTTAAACATTCATTTAGTTGCACAGATGCCCATGAATGATCTAATGCGTGGTCAAGATGTTCCAGACTTTCCTAATGAGTGGATGAACACCTTAGTATGGAACTTAGCAGATCAACTTGCTATTGAATACTCTGTACCACAAAACCACAGACAAGAGATTGCTGCACGTGCTAAAGCTTATAGAGATCAATTAACAGACTGGGACGTAGAGCCTACATCAACATTCTTTCAAGTCGATATGCGGATGGCTAACGCTATTATTGGAAACACTATCTAATGGCTATACAAAGAATACCTTTATCACAACCCATTGAGACCCGTGATGGAACTTTGTCTACTGATTCAAAGTGCGTAAATGGTTACTTTGAAAGTAGAAATGAGAAGAGAGAGTTTATTAAAAGACCTGGATTGTCTTTAGTAACAACAACGCCTGTTATACCGTCTGCACAGGGCCAAGGTATGTACTTGTTCAATAGCTACTTGTATGCTGTAGTTAACAATGTACTATACAAAATTAATCCTACTACATATGCAATGACTACTGTAGGTACATTGACCGGTACTGTTAACGGTGCTGTAGCTAATGCTTACTTTACACAGACATTAAACAACGGTTATCTGTTTTTACATAATCAAGTAAATGGTTATTTAGTTAATGGCAGTACTGGTGCTTTTACCCAAATAACTAATGATCGTGTAGCAACAACTACTATATTAACAGGTGGTACAGGCTACAGTAATGGTGCTACAGTGACTTTTTCAGCACCTTCTAGTGGTGTTACAGCTACTGGTACGTTGTTAATAACTGGTGGCGTTATAACAGGTATTACAATTACTAATTCAGGATCTGGTTATACAACAGCACCTACAATTACTTTTACTCCTGCGGCAACCGTATCAGGTGTGACAGTAACAAATACATCTGGTACTAATACCTTAACTGCTGCATCGATTACTGGTACAGTATACGTAGGCATGGCAGTTACCGGTACAGGTATACAATCAGGAACTACAGTAACAGCTATTGCAGGAACTGGGCCATATACAATTACATTAAGCTCTATTACAACCTCTGCTGTTACTTCTGCAACTTTTACGGATCTTGGTGCATACGCTACTGCTACATCTTTATTAAACTTCTTTCCTACCGGTGGCTTAGTTCCTGGTGCTTGTTTTTTAGATAGTTACATTGTTGTTGGTACACCAAGTGGCCGTATCTACACATCTAATGTTAATGATCCTACTATATGGAACCCATTAGACTATATTAGCCTTGAAGGTGATCCAGATAACTTAGTAGGTATCTCCAAACACTTAAACTACATCTTAGGCTTTGGTCAGTGGTCTACAGAGCTGTTCTATGACGCTGGTAACCCAGTAGCCTCACCTTTAGGTGCTGCACCGTCATACAAGGTTGAAATTGGATGTGCTAATGGTGATTCTATTGTGCAGTTTGAACAGTCTGTATTATGGATTGGGGTGTCTAAAGCTACAGGTGCTGGTATCTATTTAATGGATGGTACAGCACCAGTTAAAGTGTCTACTGTGTATATTGATCGTATTTTAGGCAATAGTAACTTGTCAGAGATCAAAGCCTACACATTTAAGTTTAATGGCCATATGTTTTATGTATTGACATTAGCTGATTTAAATGTTACAATAGTGTTTGACGTAAATGAAAGAATGTGGTATCAGTGGACTATGTTTGCTATTGGAGACTCTAGTTCAGGTATTACTGGCATTTATGCAGAGCAATACTTTAGACCAAGCTTCTTTGCTGGTTACGGTTCACAATACTTTGTATTAGATGATGACAATGGTTCATTATACTTAATGTCCGATACATATTATAATGATGCTGGTGCACCTATTTATTACAGAGCTGTTACTGACTTAATCGATAATGGTACTACTAAGCGTAAGTTCTATAACCGTGTTGAGATTGTGGGTGACAAAGTTTCAGCAATTATGAATATACGTCATTCAGATAATGACTATGTTTCATGGTCTCCTTATCGCACCGTAGACTTACATAAAGGTCGTTCTCAGATATATCAAACAGGTGCTGCTCGCCGTAGGGCGTGGGAGTTTTTATGCACCGATAATCAACCATTAAGACTAGACTGTGCTGAAATAGATTTTAGTATTGGTGAACTAGATAACGAAGGCGGCTCACCTACACAATATAGAAAGTAATAATGGATTCAATAGTTGATGTACAAAAAAGTTTAGACTTAACTACGACAGAAGGTAAGATGGCATTAGCAGAAGTCATGCTAAAAGAAGAACAAGTTAATTGCCCTATTGTCCATCGATTTGGTCCTGGTGTTTACATCAGAGAAGGTACATACCCTGCTAATACTCTTATTGTGGGTCAAGAACATGTCTCGGAACACATTAACATGCTTTTAAAAGGTAGTATTAATGTAATTGATTCAACAGGTAAAGTTGTTACTTTAAAGGCTCCTTACATGTTTGTAGCTCCTCCAGGAAGTAAAATAGGATATACATTAGAAGAAGTTACTTGGCAAAACATTTATGCCACTACTGAAACAGATGTTGAAGTTCTTGAAAAGACTTTGTTTAGGGTTCCTGATATGTTTAAAAAACATTTAGCAAGCCAATTACAAGAACAAATTATAAAGCATGAAGAAGATAGGCAAGACTTTCAAAGTATGCTTAAAGAAACAGGCTGGAAAGAAAAAGACGTATTAAGATTATCTCATTATCGAGAAGACTGTATTCCTTTTCCTCATGGTAGTTATTCTGTTGCTCCTGGAGATTCCCCAATACAAGGTAAAGGTTTATTTTGTACATCTCAAATAAATGTAAATGAATTTATAGCACCAATGAGGCTAAATGGTTTAAGAACCCCAGCAGGCTACTTAGTAAATCATGCAAAAGAACCAAATGCTATGGCAGTTAAGATGGATAATGGAGATATGTATTTAGTAGCAATCAAGAACATTGGAGGCATGTCGGGTGCTAGTCTAGGTGAAGAAATTACTGTAGATTACAGACAAGTCATGCAACTTAATAATTTATGGAATGGAGAAAATAAATGTCTGCAGTAATATTCGGAGTAAGTGCTGGTACAGCTTTAACAACAGCGGCAGCAGGTGTAGGCTTAGCTTCTGGATTAAAAAGTTTAACTAGCGGAGGCGGTGGCGGAGGTGGTGCCACAGGTGCTCAACAACAATACGATCCATACGGCCCTTATAGAGCACAGGCTGCTTCACAGTTACAAAATGTAATGCAGAACCCTGCTTTAGCAATGGCACAGCCTGGGTACCAACAACAGCTTCAACAAGGTACGCAGGCAACTGAACGAGGGTTAGCCGCACGTGGTGGAATACAGTCTGGTCAAGAACAAGCTGCTTTGCAGACGTTAGGTCAAAATACCTTTGGTTCTTTTTACAATAGTTTAACTTCACAGCTAGAACAATTGTCTGGTGCTACTCAGGCACCTGCACAGGCTAACTTAGCTGCACAACAAGGTGCATCTTCACAGTTTGGATTACAGTCTGGGGCTTTAGGGCAAGTGACTTCCGGATTAGGTGGTTTAGCTAGTATTTATAATAGTTCAAATCCTTATTCTAATATGGGTCTTAGTGGAAGTAATAGTGCAGGATATACTTACACGGATCCTTCTTCGGTTGGTCCAGCTAATCCAGGTATTACTGGTCCATTTATAGAATAATTAAGGATAAAATATGGCTGAATACACAAATCCACTAGAATCCTTTGCAAAAGGTTATGCAGCAATAGGAGCCGTGCAAGAAGATATGGCTTCTAAAGACATTCTTAAACAAGCCTATGCTTCAGCAACTCCTGACCAAGCCAAAGACCCACAAGCACAACAAAACATTTATAACCAAGCTGCAATAATGGCTGGCCAACGTGGTCAAGCATCGTTAGCATATTCATTTCAAAAGCAAGCTAAAGAATTAGAGGGTGCTGCTCAAACAAAACAATTAAATGATTTAAAAATTAAAGAAGATGAAATATCATATGCTGGACAATTATTATCTGGTGCAACTACTGAAGAGGATTTAAAATCTGTTATTGGACAAACAGTAAAGGACCCTGCGGCTAGAATGGTTGTTGAAAGTGTTATGCGTAATCCTAATTTAGATTTTGAAGCTAAGAAAAAATCTTTATCAGACATGACAATGACTGCTAAAGAAAAATTACAAAAGCAAAGAGATGATTTGTTAATTCTTAAACAAATAGACAGTATAAACAAATTTGATATTAATCAAGAAAGATTAACAGGTAATGCAACAAAAGCTAATGCTTTAGCACAAATTAAAGTACTACAAGATAAACAAGTTCCTATAACTTCTGAATTATTTTCTGCTGCTGGTTTTTCTCCAGAACAAATTAAATTATTAGGCGGTGGCGATGTTTCTAATAAAACAGATACAGCAGAACCTGGTCGTAAATTTAACGTAGGAAACTTACGTCCAGGTTCTATAAAATATGAAAATATGTCTGGAGTAGATAAAAACGGATTTGCTACCTTTGCCACACCAGAAGCAGGTATAAAAGCACTTGAGCAAGACATTTCTGTTAAATTAACAAAAGGTTTTGACACACCTCAAAAATTTATTGAAAAGTATGCCCCTCCTAAAAGTAAAGGTGGTGACAATCCAGATGCTACAACTAATTCTTATATTAACAATGTTGCTAAAGCTCTTGGGATTAACCCTACAGATAAAATTGAGGATACTCCACAAAATCGTCAATTACTTAAAGATGCAATTATTAAACAAGAAGGTGTTGTTTCACCTTCAAGTACATCAGGAAGCATAACATTACCCCCAAAACAAAGCAATGCAGCAGCTCCTAAAGAACGTGCTCAAAACGTATTAGTTAGTGTAGGAGAAGCTGTTAACAGATTTCAAACTATTTCTTCTTTACCTTCTAATACAACTTTAGGTGCTTTTAGCGGATTAACAGGTAAAGATTCTAAAGGTTTTACAGAAGGTTTGAAAGGAATTATTGGTAGAAATTGGACAACGGAGGACCAACGTAGTTTTGAAAAGATTACTGCTGGTTTAGATATTGCAATGGCTTCAGCTGTCGGCGGTGGTTTTGCAAGTGCTACCTCTGCTAGTAAAATTGCAGCATACGGTAAACAACTTTCTAGAATTGGTGAAACTTCTGAACAAAGTATTGAATCTTTAGCTTTAATTAAACAAGAGCTTGAAACTGTAATTAACAATTACGATAAAAATCCATTTGCTAGTAAAGAACAAAAAGAAGGAATGAAGAAAGAACTTGAAAAACTTAATAAAGCAATTCCATTTAATATGGATCAAATTAATGCAGTAAGAAAAGCTAAATCAAGTGGTAAGTCTTTTGGTGAAGCAACAGTTAAAGGACAACCTAGTAAAATAATGCAAGATGCTGATGCAATTTTAGGGATTAAATAATAATGGCTACTGCTGAACAATATGCACAATGGATTGTTTCTAATCAAGATAAAAAAGGTACTCCTGAATTTGAAACGGTTTCTAAAGCTTATCAAGAAGCTAAACAAACAAATACAACTTCTGTAGGAACAACACCTGAAAAAAAAGAAATTAAAGGGACTGTAACTATGGGTCCTGTAGAACAGCTGTTTGGTAAAGGCACTACAAAAGAAACCACACCCTTACAACGCATTGAACGTATAGGTACTGCGGGTTTAACAAGCATGGCTGTAGGTGGTGGAGTTGGTGCTATAGGCGGTCCCGCTACAATGGCTGCGGGTGCTATTACAGGAGGTATTGCAGGTGTTCTTGGAGAAATAGGAGAACAATTAATTAGTGCCACTGGTGGTAGTCGAGGCCAACAAATTTTAGGTGGTTTAATGACTGGCGGTTTAGCCGAAGCTGTTCCAAGCATTGGAAAACAAATTGCTAGAAGTGTTATTCCTTATGCAAAACAATTTGAAAACTTACTTAAATCTGCAGAACCTGAAGCTGTTACTCTTAAACGTCAAGAACTTACAGAGCTTGCTAAACAAAAATTAGCTAAATATGGTTATGGCTCAGTGGAAGATGTGGGACAAGCCATACAGTCTCAAGTAGATGCTAGGGTGCAAAGAGCACAAGATTTAGCTGCTCGTAAAGAAAAGGCACAAACAGCAGAGACAACTGCATTGCGTCAACAACAAGAAAAAGCAGAACAAGAATTAACTTCTACTATTGAAAAAGGTTCAGGTAAAACAGAATCTTCTTATAACTTTGGAACTAATATACGTTCTGATATAGAAGGAATTAGAAATCCGCAAATTGCCACAATGAAAAAAGAATATGATGACTCTTATAAAGCAGCAATGCTTAATGCAGAGCAATCCCAAACACAGGGTTCTTATTGGGGACAACAATCAGAAGCTTTAGATATTAAAAGAAAATGGAAGAAAGAAGCAAAAGATTCTAGTGGTCCTATTGGCACAACCATTAAAAACATTATTAATGATATATGGAGACCTGCTCAAACTCTTCCGGATGGTTCTCAAATTCCTGCAAGTAATTTATCCGCAAAAGGGATTGATCAAATTGTTAGACAACTTGGTGAAGTTGCATCAGGTAAAGAAGTTGAAGGATATAAAGGAATTAGTACAAATGTAGCAAAAGAACTTCGTGCAGATATTGTAAAAGGAATTGAAAAAGACGGAGTGCGACAAGGTGGTTTTTACAACTGGTCAGGATTAGGACCCGCTAAATCAAAATATGCTACAGCATTAGAAAATTTATCCGATTTTGAATCTAAGCGTGGTGAAAGTGTTTTAGGAAAACAAGACATGGGATTATATTCTGTGGATGCAGAAAAACTTCCTAAGCAATTATTAGGTAGTGAATCAGGATTAAATGAATTTAAAGCAATGTTGCCTGATCCTGCTAAACAAACACAATACGCACAGCAATATGTTCATAATGAATTGGCCGGTAAAGATTTAAAAGCTACTCGTAAGTGGGCAGATCAGCATGAGTTTTTAACACGTGAATTTCCCGAAGTTAAAAATGTTGTTGAAGAACATCTTAATAAACTTTCTAGCTTAGAAAATAAAGCATTAACATTAAAAGAACGTGTTGGTCAAGCAGGAGAAAAAAACTGGTCTTCTCAAGTTGATTCTTATGCTAAAAATATTTTAGATCAATTAGGATTAACAACTAAAGGCGGTCTTACAAAAGATCCAAATGCCATTGTAATAGATATTTTAAACGGTAAACATACCCAAAAACAATTAGAAGCTATTTCTAAGTATGCTAACGATGCTCCTGTTATTCGTGAAAAGTTTCCTCAAGCTGTTTCTACTTGGTTAAGTGGAAAAAGCCCAAGTAACATTATGAATGAATTTGATAGAATACTACCGGCGTTAAAAGGATCTGGGTTAGTAACAGATTCTCAACTTACTCAGTTAAGAAAAGGTGTCCAAGAAGTTGTTGACGCTAATCGTAAAGTTCTTACAGAACCTGCTAAATTAAATATTCAAAAGTTAATATTTGAAAGTTTTGGTAAAAGCACAGCACGTACTGCTGTATCGGGTCAAATTGACATTGGCGGAAAAGAATGAAAATATTAATTATAGATCCATCAGGATGTGGTTGTGGTTTGTCTTTTGCACTCCGTAGTCAACACTATGACCATGAAGTTAAGATGTTTATTCGTCACAATAAAGACGGTTCAAGAAGTGAAGTTGGTGATGGTGGCTTAGTAAAGCGTGTTAGTAACTGGGAAGACCATATGGATTGGGCTGACCTTATATTCTGTACAGATAACATCTATTACATTCACGGCTTAGAACGGTACAGAGATAAGGGCTATCCTATCTTAGGCCCTTCTATCGATACTAATCGGTGGGAACAGCAACGTGATCATGGTGAGATGATTATGAAGAAAGCTGGCATTGAGACTATTCCAAGCCAGACCTTTAATAACTATGATGAAGCTATTAAGTACGTTAAAGATACTGGCCGTATGTATGTTAGTAAGCCTATTGGTGACGGTGACAAGACATTATCCTATGTACCAAGCTCACCTGCTGATCTAGTCTATATGTTAAACAAGTGGAAGAAAACAAATGCTCATAAGGGCGAAGAGTTTATTCTGCAAGAGTTTAGACCTGGTATTGAGTTCGGTGTTGGTGGTTGGTTTGGTCCTGGTGGGTTTAATAGATACTTCTCAGAGTCTTGGGAACACAAGAAGCTCATGGACGGTGAGTTAGGTGTCACTACCGGTGAGCAAGGCACTATTGTCCGCTACACAGATAACTCTAAGCTTGCTGATGAGATGTTAAGACCGTTAGAAGATATGCTTCACGGTTTAGGCTATACAGGCTACATCGATGTAAACTGTATCGTGGATAAGAAGGGTCAAGCATGGCCGTTAGAGTTTACTATGCGTCCAGGATGGCCTTTATTTAACATTCAATTGTCTTTACACAAAGGTGATCCTGCACAGTGGATGCTTGACTTATTAGATGGTAAAGATACACTTAAAGTATCAGACAAAGTAGCATGTGGTGTTGTAATTAGTTTACCTGATTACCCTTACTGTACTAAACCTAAGAAAGAATGTTCTGGCTATCCTATGTGGGGTCTAACATTAGAAGATGCTGTTAAAGATGTACACCTTTGTGAAGTACAGTGGGGCAAAGGCCCTGCAATGGAAGACGGTGAGATCAAAGAGAATGTACCCATGTTTGTTACTGCCGGTGATTATGTATGTACCGTTGTAGGGCTTGGGGATGATATTGAACTTGCTCGTGAGTCTGTTTACGGTAAGATTAAGAAAAAGATTTGTATTCCTAATAGCATTGCTTATCGTACTGACATTGGTGAGAAGGTACAAAAGAAACTTGATGAACTACAAAGCTATGGTTACGGATTAGGAGTTGAGATTGGCTGTTAATAACTTACCTCCAATACCTCAAGATGAGATTAAAGAGAATCCTCGGTGGAGAGAATGGTTTCGTAACTTAGGTAGTTACATCCAAGCTGCACAAGTAGGTAACACTGTGTGGACTATCTTACAAGGTGGTACTGGTGCTAATAATGCACAAGGGGCTAGGCAGAACTTAGGGCTTGGTACAATGGCTGTAGAAAATTCTAGTACTGTTTCTATCACTGGTGGAACCATATCTGGAGTTAATTTAACAGGTAGTTCTATTCCATATACCAATGTAACTGGATTAGGTACTATTGTTACACAAAACAAAGGTACTACTGGTTCATTTTTATCTGGTGATACAACACCAAAAACAATTACTGTAGTTAACGGGATTATAACTTCTATTGTATGACATTTACAAATCACTTACCTGTAGTTGACACAGAACAAAAAGTCACATTAAAGCTGTTAGAACAAATTCAGAATAGAGTATGTGAAGGTTATAGATTAAAGGCAGACTTTAACATCTTATTAGAGTTTGCTAAACAACAATTAAAAGAAAACAATGCCTAGTGTTAATCCAATTGCCGAAGGAGCAAAATCGTTAAGTGACGGTCTTAATCAAGCTCGTGAAGCAGGGAAGAGTCTTACCAAAAGTATTGAAAATATTCAACATGATGGTTTAGATGTAGCACAACAGGAACTCGAAGCACAGCAACGCCATAAGGCTTATGAAGAGGCTTTAGATAACTCAATGATCTATCGAGCTATCAGAGAATATAAAAACCAAAGTGCAATTATTGAAGCAGAAAACAAAGCTGAAAAAGAATTCAAAGAAAAATATGGCGTTACAGAATGGAATAAAGTTTTAGAATTAAAAACTGTTGTTGAAAAAGAACATTATGAAAATAGACTGTATTACGGACATAAATTAGATGATGTAAAGAGAGTACAGTTTTATTGTTTCTTTGCTGCATTCGTTATTACAAGTTTGTTATTCTATTTTAGACTTGTATGACATGGAATACTTATTGGTTTATTGTCTTTTTAATTGAGCTTGGTATTTGGAGTTACGTTTTAATACTAAACCACGACATTAAACAATTACAACATAAAAATAAAAGAAGTATAAGAATAATAGTTAAACCAACAACAAAAAAGGATATCGTTCGTGGATGATGAAATATTTAAATATTGGACGATTTTTGCATTAGTTTGCATTATGTTTATATTACTTTTAAAGGATTAGATATGGGATGGTTAGCACAGATAGCACCAGGTATTGCTACAGCACTTGGTGGGCCTTTGGCAGGATTAGCAGTTACTGCAATCTCTAAAGCATTAGGAATTGATGAAAAAGATGTACAGTCTACTATTGATCAAGGTAAGTTAAATTCAGATCAATTAGTAGCTATTAAACAAGCTGAGTTACAACTACAATCTCAAGCTCAACAGCTTGGATTAAACTTTGAAACTCTTGCTGTCGATGATCGTAAGTCTGCTAGAGATATGCAGTCTACTACTAAGTCTATTGTCCCTCCTTTGCTTGCTACAGGAGTTACTTTAGGTTTCTTTGGTATCTTAGGTGCTTTGATGATGGGCTATGCTACAAAGTCTGATGAATTAATGATTATGCTTGGATCGTTATCGACTGCTTGGGTAGGTATTATTTCTTTCTATTTCGGCTCTTCTGCTTCTAGTCAGACAAAAGATCAGATGATTCACAACTCTACACCTATTAAATAAATGAATACTAATTTTAATAAATGTTTAAATTTAGTGCTTCAGTCAGAAGGACTATACGTTGATAATAGCAAAGATCCAGGCGGAGAAACTATGCGGGGCGTTACTCGCAATGCTTGGGCTGGTTGGCTGAAACGTCCTATCGAAGATGGTGAGATGGCCAAGCTAACCGTTGAAGACGTTACACCTTTTTACAAAGCATTGTACTGGGATAAAACTTATTGTGATGAGTTGCCGGTAGGAGTAGACTACATTATATTTGATGCAGCAGTCAACATGGGACCTGGACAAAGCGTTAAGTTACTTCAAGAAGCTCTGGGTTGTTTTCCTGACGGTGTGTTAGGTCCTAATACGTTAAATGCTATTGAAGATGTTAACCCAATATCTATTGTTAATAACTTTTCGACAGAGAAAGAAGATTTTTATAAACAATTAAAGACATTCCCTATATTTGGTAAGGGCTGGTTAAACAGAGTAGAGCAAGTTAAAACAAAAGCAATGGAGATGATCAATGGCAACTAAAAAGAATGTTAAATTATCTGTAGGTCGTGGTGAAAAGAAATCTGTAAAGGCTGGTGCTGGGCTTACAGAAAAAGGCAGGGCGAAATACAACAAAGAAACAGGTAGTAATTTAAAGGCACCAACTAAAGAAAAATCTAATCCAAGACATAAGTCGTTTTGTGCTAGATCCTCTAGTTGGACTGGTGAACGTGGTAAAGCAGCTCGTAAAAGATGGGGGTGTTAAATGGCAACTAAGCCTGGATTGTATGCAAACATTCATGCAAAGAAGGAACGGATTAAAAAAGGATCCGGAGAGAAAATGCGTAAAGTAGGTAGTAAAGGTGCACCAACTGCTAAGGCATTTAAACAGTCAGCTAAGACTGCTAAAAAGTAGTTAACCCGACAGATGGGTATCAAGAACCTAGTGATTTTTCGGGTTTCTATCTAGGGCATCAACGAATTGGCAGGCGAGCTTGTGTCCCCATCACCAATAAAAAAGACCTCTCCGAAGAGAGGCCATAAAGTACCAACATCAAACCTTAAATTAATAAACTAGATATTTGACTAATTTTATCTTCAGCTAATTCTTTGAAGAACGGAGTGTCAATTACTTGCTGTAATAATTCTTGTACTGGCTTAATAATTAACCGTACATTCTCATCACAGGCAATCCAATCAAGATTGTCCATAACCATTAGTTGCTTAGGCTGTTCCATTAAAAACTTAGCCAACACTGGCTGACAATCATCAGCAATGTTTAACGCTTTGTTTAACAACTTCATACCTTCAATAAACTCTTCTTTAGTGCTCATATTTCACATGCTCCTGCAGTACACGCTAACATCTGTGCACCTTCTACGTTGTCATCAAACTCTAAGAAATTATCCCAATCGATACCTGTAGGAATCTTTGCTTTGAGGGCCTCATACTCTTCTTCAGTACACTCTTGATACGGTGCTTGCTTGTATGTTCCACCATCATAAGGCAGGAAAGATACTCCTGTAATCTCATCAAAGTACTCATACACAAACGCACCTACTTCCATCCATTCATGTTCTCTAACAGAAATCGTTACAGACGGCTTGTGTTCACAGTAATGACGTTGATAGATTAACCACAATTTTAAATGTTGAATAGCAGTTAACTCTTCACGTAATAAAGCACCATCAGCAACTTTCACGGGAAAGCTAAATATTGTAGTTGTATCTGGTTTCATAAAGCAAGGTTCAGCTTCAAAACCAGCATTGATCATAAACTGTGTGAGAGGATCTTTATTATCGCCTCGAACAGTACGAATATAATATTTAGAATGTTGAGGATGAATACCACTAGCAGTAGAACATAACTGACTGACCGTACCCTCGGGCTTAATCGCAGTAATGGCGACGGATTGATTAATACCCACAGCAGAAGCAAACTCAGCATTAGTTGCAATAGAAATGTCACGTAAAGCCTCCAATTTAGCAGGTAGTTCAACATCATCAGGATTGTTCAATAAAGCATTATCCAAGATACCAGTCATAGAAACACCTAATAACGCCTCTTCTTCGGTGTTACGTTGCCAGACCTTACGTAGGTATGGGAAGTTTGTTAACGTGGCTTGGAAGGTACCCAGAATCGTTGCCAAACGGATTTTAGTTTTGAGAGACTCCATAGTGTCATCAGAACGAATAATACAGGAACTAAGGTTACAGAACTGGTAAGGACGTAAGATAATTTCTGAACACGGGTTCGTTCCAAACTCTTGCTCGGCATCACGTCTGCCATTCTTCTTCGCTTGTAACGCTGACGCATATCGACTAAAAATTCCTCTCTCACCTGAATGTGATTCATAAATAGATGACCATTCACGCATGAATTGTCCAATTGTGGGCTTTTCCTCATATACTGCGGAGTTGTTAGCCAGTGCTCTTTGTGCTTGTGCTTCCCACCAGTTACCGGCCTTAGCATGTGCCATACGGTCATCAGCTAAGTCAGACAAGCTAATCATTGCCGACCTTCTAACACCTCCCACGACAACAACTTCCCCGATTTTACATAGTATGTCATGACATTCCAGCGATGATAAACGGCGACCAGCGGAAAGTTTGAACTTGGTGATAGTGAATTTGAATAAGTCTTCAAGTGGCTTAGGACCGCTTGCTCGTCCACCAAATGTTTTAAGTCTTGCTCCGGAAGGACGTACTTTTGACAAGTCAAACTTTGGAATTTCACCAGAATACAAAAGAGCAATGAGCTGTCTAAGAGATTTAGCCCATCCTTCTTTAGAATCTGAAACCACAATAGTAGTCGAACTATTAAACAACTGATCCGGTACTTCAGGTAATTTATTAACATACTGTTGCTCCACTGAGAAGCCCACTCCAGTACCACAGAGAAGGATGTACATTGCTTCATCAAATGATTTAGGGTCATCGATGGGTAAGTAACTACAATTAAATGCTGCTACATTCTGACGCTCAAGAGCAGGCCCTGCAGTCATAATAGCTCGCATTGATGGTACTACTTCTAAATTGTTTACTGCTGTTTCTAATTCACTGCGTAATTCTTTAGTTAATGTATAGTTTTTGTTAGCTTGTAAATGTTTCTCCATAAAGTCAAAGTAACGCTTTACAGTTTCACTCCAATGTTCCCTACGACCTTTGTCGTCAAGATAACGAGAGTAGCGACTCTTGGAAATAAACTCGTTATAAGGTGTCATTACATATGTACTCATTCAAAATCCTTGTTGGTTAATGTTTTAATTGGTTTTTATATTTCTCTGAATATAATGCTCTAGCCATTTTGTAGCTAAATTCTGCAATGTATTCCATAAAATCATCGATATTACCAGCATCTGGTACACCAGTGGAAGCGATAGCACCAGAAGCAATACTTGTTGCAAAGAAATCCAGCAATCCTGGTATTTCGTCTTTGATAGGTTCACCCATATCTATTTTACCTTTACTCATTCAATTTCTCTTTCTAATTGGTCGGCGTTATCTTCAATGATGTCTTTAAATCTTTCTACAATATCCTCCGAGTTAATGTTTAACAACTCTAGGAGATCAACTTCCCCTAAAGACTTTAATCTTTCACAGATTTCATTTAGTGTCAACGACATTTATTAACCTTTGTAAATACCATTGTGCTTTCTTTAAATCTTCAAGGCCATTCTTTGTTTTCCAACGCCACAGATACTTAATAACATTGGCAATGCACACGGCCTCTATACCCACTAAACCCTTTACTGCTTCAGTAATAGCGTCAATACATTCTACACCACCTTTATTATAATGCTCAGGTTTATTTATTACATCTTTAGGTTTAATATCGTCTAAAGCACATTGTACACACATTGTGTGGTAATCTTTATTATGAATATTGCATAAAGGCATTATACTACCCCTTTAATTTCTACTGAAGTTTTTGTAGATTTTGTGCTTTGTGACCAAGAACCACAGCTACCGCATTGGTATCGTTGGTAAGTCCCTGTTGAACTAATAGCCGTCCCACGCTTTTTAAGGTTTTCTTCACCACAAATATGGCAGCACGGTCTATCACTAAAGAGATTACGATTAGGATGAAGCTTAATCCAAGGAAGAACTCGTTGATAAACCATTTCCAAAAGAATGACATCCTGTTTGTTATACTTCTCCATTTTTTTCCAAGCATCTTTATCTCCATTCATACATTTAACCCATAATTCATGGCCTTCGTGTTCTGTTTTAGAACCAAGTCCAAGACGTTGTGCTACATAGTCTAGCTTATTACTAGGGAAGCGGAACTGGCTACGCATTGTTCTGAGTAGATCAATTTGCTTGTAAGGTGCTGGAGGATTTAAACCATGCAATAAAAACTCTTTGTTGAGTGTTGGCATGTCAAACTTGGTACCATTGTAGTGGACCACAGCATCTGCTTCGCTGATTAGCTTATGGATAGACTTTAGCATAGTCTTAGCAGTAGATTGGTGTACAGAATCAAACATAATTTCTTTATCATCTAACCACTTAGCAGCCCAACAAAGGACATAAGAGGATTCCATGATCTGTTTAATACCTACATTCTGCTGCCAGAGACCCCAAACGTGTGCTGTGTTTGGTGAAGACTCAATATCAAGAAGAAGTATCTTCATCATCTTCCTCAGTTAAGTATTCATCTTTAAAAAATCTAGCTTTTAATCCTAAATCTTCGCCAGTGGTATTGTCAATGATTGTTGCTTCAACATCGTTAGGAAACATAAATCCATTAGCTCTTAAAAAATAAGTAAAGCCATGTAATAAATCATCCCAAGTTGTATTGTCCTCAAACTGCATTTCAATACGTCTTGGATATTTAGGATCTTGATTGTCTAAATCTTCTTCAAAAATAAACTTATACATTTTTCTTAGTCTTTCTCTTATTTTGTTTCTTTAAAGGGTTTTCTTCTTTGTATTTAGTAGCATCTGGACATGTTTCTTTAAAATGCTCAATGCTTTTCTTTAACATAGAAACAAAACCTTCTTCAATAAGTGCTTCCTTTTCTTTTTCATCCATTTCAATAATTACTGTTGCAGAACCATCAGCATGTTCAATTAACTTTTCTACTATCATTTACTTTCCTTTACTAAGTTTAAAAAGTGTTCTAAATCTACAATGGCTAGAGGCTTACTATTATTTTGTTTTACAACAACTAACGGTTCAGCTTTACCATGTGTCTTTGCTTGCTCATAAAACTTGTATACACTAACTTTAGCTAAATTCTTGCACTCAATTTCATATGGGAATAATCTTTTTGCTGCAGGACTTAACTGTACATCGGTACCACCAGCACCCATTGAAGTGCTTCTTACATCATCTGGTTCGAGTTGCGGATAATTTTTTAATATTCCGTCTCTTACTTTTTGCTGTAGAAGTCTTCCCTTTTGCTTTGCGGACTGGGGTTTCATCTGATTCCTCTAATTGTTGATCAATAATCCAAGTACGTGGTATTGACATGGTGTTGTTACACATTCCATCTGATACTGTACCGGCCACACAAATACCTTCCTCTGTTTCTGATACTAAAAAGCCTACTGTAATACATGTTGCAAGGTCAACCTTTGGTTTGTCCCATCCCGCACTGGTTTGTGCATCCACCCACGTTATCTTTACAATCGGGGCATCCTGAAGCTTGTCTAAGTCCAATATAATTTCCATCTATCTCTTTCGTTGGTGGTTGCCAAATTTCTCCTACTTTCCTTCTAAGGTAAAGGAGTCTTGCGTTTTCAATAACTCTTTCTTCTGCTCCTCCGTAAGCTTC